TTTCCTTGCCGCTTCTTTATATTTTTTGGCATACTGCTTGTAGTTCGAGGAAGCTCTACGCCTTTTTTCTTCCATTCTGACACGTTTGTATAACCCTACATGTGATATTTCTCTACCAGATTCTTTAGATAACCAAGCTGCTACTTTTCTTACACTATACTCTTGAAGAAATAGTTTAGCTTTTTCTAGTAACTCTAACTCTTCAGGGATCGGTAGCAGTAAGTCTGGATCTGTTTCATCTTGTTTGTAACCAAAGGGTACGTGTCTTCCTACTCTTACGACAGGATACCACTCTCCTAGTTCCCCTTGTAGTGGTATCTGCCAGTCAACTTTGGTTGGGTGGTCTGCTGTTGTAGCTCTTTTACTCATCTTCTTTCGCAGGTAAAATAAATAAAGGTTCTGATGTCTTTACTTCTACCTTGTCTGTTTTAGTAAACCCTGCACGATCTAATATATCTTTAGCTGCTAACATCTTTTCTTTTACACCTAGATCAGTAGGATCTTTCATAACAGAAAACATTGTGTAAGCTGCTTTAGTTGAAGACTGTGCTATAAACTTTTTTGTAACGTCTGCTATTTCATCTGTCAGGCTGTTGACAACAGAAGTAGAGGCCACGCTGTCAGCATACCCTGCTAGTTTCTTAGCTTGCACAGGATCTCCTTGTGCCTCTTCAAACAGCACGTCTAAGAACTTCTGTTGTTTTTCTGTTAAGTTTCTAGCCATTTAGTTCACCATGTAAATTATAAACCCTAGCATTCCTGCTCCAGTTAATATTATTAAAATAGAGAGAGTCCAAGTAACTATTGCTTCTTGTATCTCTGCTTTGCGGTACTCTTGATCTTTCTTTTGTTTACGTATTCTACCTTCAGTAGCTACAAGCTCATCCCAGGCAGATGGACCCATGCTAAAACTAATCCAGTCTTTTAGCTCTTTTCTCATGGCTTCGGCTTTTTTCTTAGCCGTAAAGATTTCTAGAGCTTCTGCCTCAACAGATTGTCCATTGAGTGCTTTCCACCAAGGTGGATTCTTGTTTTTCTGTTCAGCGTAGGACAGGTCACTCATAGCACCTGCCCATTGGGTCAACTGTCCTGACATATCTTGTAGGTCTTTACCTACCTGAAAGCCTTTCTTCAAAGCATTGAAAGCTACGGTAGCACCACCGATGATTGTTACTGGGTCCACGAGCCTCCTCCCAAAGTACTCCTATGATCAATAAAAAAACTAAGTGTTTCTTTCAGAGTGGTTTGCCTGTCAGTATGGCTCTCTCTATATCAAATCTACCAATTCCTAGATCTTTTAATTCCCTATCAGTCATTTTTTCAAGTTGTATACGTGCAACTTTACGTCTTGCTGACTCTGCTCTTGCTTCTACTAATTTGTTGAGTAATCTTTTAAACATTATCTATCCTCTGTTTGTGTTAGCCCTAACTGGGTGAGGATAGTTATATTCAAGTAGTTATATCATAGTAGTGACAAATATGCAACTCCGTTATGACTTACCTGTTGCCTTCTTGACTACCTTAGTAGTCCAAGCTTCATTGACATCAGGAGTAGAAGGATCATCACCTTTTAATGTTCCATCTTCATTTCTAGCACGAACTTTTTTAGTTTCTGTGTTTTGACTTTCCCAGAACTCTAGTGCTGCAGGGTCTTTACTATGCCACTCTCCTCGAATCCATTCTCCAAGAATATTTCCATAGTTATCTACTACTTTATCACCTTCTATTATCATATTAAGCTCCTGTTTATTTGTAAGTATTTTCAGGCTTAACAATACCTGTGTTAAGAATACCAGAGGATTTAGTTAAACCACCTTTAGAGTTACCAGAAAAACTCATGGGCTTACCTTTTTTGTTTGTTACAGGTTTTTTCTTTTTAGCTGCATCTTTAAATTTCATAGGGTCTTTGCCTTTTTTAATTGCATCTGCAACTTCAGACTTTGTCATAGAACCAACAAGAACTTCAACTTTTATGCTGCCTGAACCTGGACGCACTTTAGGTTTGATAGGTTTAAGTGGTTTCTTGAGATCCTCTGCATATACAGCAGCCATCACTTTACCATCTTTATTTGTGTAATAAAGTGACCCTGCTTTCTTGGCTGCAGCAATACTTTTGTATTTACCTGCATTCTTTTTGGCTTCTTTAACAGATAAACCTTTTTCTTTTAGTTTACTGTTTAAGTATTTTTGCAGTGTTACAGCCATTGTTACTTACCTCTTCTAGACATCCCACCGTAAAACATTCCTGTCTTACGCATGTCATTCATCTTACCGCCTTTAGCGTAACCCTTCTTTTTAGGCATACCACCTTTATTCATGTAACCCATTTTGTTACGAACTGCAGTGGGTAACTTCTTTAATCCCACTTGATCGTCTGTTGGTTTTTTTAGTTTCATTGCGACACCACCTTCACTAGCTCTAAATTTTCTTGTTTTTTCTGCAATCTTTTTAGGTTGCTTTACAAACTGTTTACCTTTTGCTTTGCCCTCTCGTTTAGCTTTTGTAGTTGCTGCATACTCAGCAGAAGACAAAGATTTTATAGCAGCTTCAGGCAAGTATCTTTCCCCAGTCTTAGCACTAGGCTTTCCACTCTTTGTGCGCCACTTTTGTTTTGTCCAGTCTTTTAAACTTTTCTGAGGGGCTTTCATTATCTGTAGCCCCCACCCTTGGCTTTGTATTGTTTTGCCAACATCTGTGCTTTTCTCGCAGACCATTGTCCAGGTGCACCACCTTTTCCACCTGCTTTGATCCTGTTGAATAGGTTTTTACGCATAGTTGGTTTAGTGTAATTACCTGCTTTGTTGACTGTACTACCACCTTTGGACATCCCAACTGCTTTTTTTAAAGTCTTTGCTTGACCTGCATGAGTTTTAGAGGCTTTGCTTAAACCTTTGATTACTTTCTTTACTTTATTTTTGTTTTGTTTTGATAAAGCCATTTTACTATGCCTTTACTAGTTTATAACCTTTTGCTTTAGCTGCTGCTCTAAGTTTTGCTAGTGTCATTTGAGCGCCACCTTTAGCCATGCCCTTTTTCTTCATTGTGCCGCCTTTAGCGTAGCCCTTCTTTTTCATGCCACCCTTTGCGTAACCTTTTTTCTTCATGCCCATTTTACCGCCACGAGCCATACCTTTTTTCTTCATCTTGTTTCCATGCATTGCCATAGTTATTTTTCCTTATATAAATTGTTAAAGACACGTTCCGTATCCCAAATGTATTCAACATCTTCTTTAGAGTTAAAGATGTTCTGATTAGGTCTAAAGTCTGGTGCACCTTCGCCAGTTTCAAACCAAGCAGGGTGAGTTACTCTCACTCTATTATTGGGTAACGCAACCATGTTACCTGTGTATTCTCCTGCGTCTAACAACTCCAAAACATGAGATTGTTTATGCTGTGCAGGATCGTCTGCTACTTCGTTGTCAGTATAGTCAACAGTGAAGTAATACTTTGCAGGGTAAAACTCTCCATCTATTTTTGCTATCCAAGGAGCAGGAGAGGCCCTTTCTATTTTATATACTGAGTGTGTATGAGACATACAATCCCAGGGTTGTGCTAAGTATGGTGGTAACTCTGTAGGCCATTCCTCAAGGGGGGTATCTGCCACGAGTGCTGTAAGAGGCATTCTTGCCCACATTGCACCACCATGTATATTCTCTTCATCTTGATCGTCTGATTCACAACCTGTAAAAATAACTTGAAAACTTAGTGTTCTGTTTGGCATAGTCGTTACTGCTACTACCATACAGTGCAGGAAGTCTCCATGATATTCCTGCATATTCTTTGTGTATTCTCTTCTTACCCATGCTTTAAAGTAGGGTATGTTACTTTGTAGATACGCCATCTTTTTTGTGTTTCCTTCGCAAT